GAGCACTAGCCATTCAGCTTCCGAAATGCGTCTGATATATTCAGCTTCAAGACTGAAATCCTCTTTGATTTTGGCTAACAGGTCAACCACGTTGATGAATAACCCCATCTTTTTCGTGTGATCAGACAAGGCTTTAAGTGCTGAATATGCTAGGTGGCTTTTGCCAACCCCAGTATCCCCGATAAGCACAATATTGTAGTCTTGACCGTCAAGATAGCCTTTAAGTTGATTTCTGACATTCTTCAAGTCCTCTTTCTGCTCTCTGGTTACTGCCTTGTAATTGTCAAAGCTAGCATTCTTCAAATCATCATCCAGTAAGCTGAAATCTTTGAGAAAGTACAAGCGTTTCTGTTCTTGTTCTCGTTCGTACTGCTCTTGTGCTTTGATGGCGTTCTGTTGATCTTGTTCTTCCCTATGGCACAGCTCACACACTGTGTAGGGTTTTGAGTTCGGAAACTGAATTGTGACATAGTGCCGTTGGTGCTTGTCGCAGTATTTATCGCTAGGCTTCATGTATTGCCTTCGCATTTGCTTGGCAGTTTGCTCTAAACTCATAAGCATCACCTCTAGTACTTGCTACATGCTGGGCCAAATTTAACGGGTCTGTCATCATCAAAACTTTTACGACTGTCAAATTTACGTTGTTCTTCATCTTGCTGGGCAACGGTATGTATTCCGTTTTGTGCCCATGCTCTTAAGATGGAGTTGATATACCCAAAACCTCTTTTTGAGTTATTGGCAGCTCTATCTATGGCACGTTTAACCAACATGATTTCCAACTTATCGAAATCGATATAGCCTTTCAGTTTTTCCATTTGGTATCCATCGATAGGTCCAATTCTTTCTTGGTAATATTCAAAAATATTAAAATCTGATTGACTATCAGCAGCAGCAGAAGAAGACATTTGACTATTTTCTGATGTTTCATCCTCTCTACTGTTAAATTTACTTAAATTATATTTACTTTCATTATCTTTACTTATATTGGGGCAACCAGTGGTTGTCGTTTGGTTTACCAGTGGTTTGCCAGTGATTTCGTCGGTGTTTTCCTCTAGCATTTCTTTGTAAATGCTAGGCACATATCTGTCTTTTCTGACAGTGTTCTGTTCGTGGAAATCGACCACGAAATAGACCATTTCATCGTTAAGAGGTTTTACGAATTGCTTGATAACTAGAAGTCCTAAGTTATCCTCGTTAGCTCCTGTCATTCTGAGAATTGGGAATGCTTCCACCACCCCATCATCGTCGCAATTTTGGATGAGGTGAAAATAAAGAGCTTGTGCTTCGAGGGGCAAACGTAAGAATCGATGTGTTTGAGTGACAGTTTTACTTATCATTCTACGGTTTCCCATTTTTACCTCCTACGTAATAGTATTTTTGATTGTCTGCCATATTTAATGCCTACCCTCCCACCGCTGCTAATTATTTAATTACTTGTCTTCTTTGCCGTTGTATTTCTTAAAGCTCAATCCCAAAGTTGTGATGCCTGCTGCAATTACTACCAGCCCTAAAGTGCTAGCGATGCCTTCTTTTTCTCCAGTAAGTGGGAGAGTGCCACCGTAACCGGCTGTTTTTGGTGTCTCTTTGCTCACTGGTGCGAGGTTGTAAGATACTGCGACAGATTGTGCCGCTTTTTTATCAACGCTCGTTTTAGGGGCTTTTTCTGGCGTGCTAGGTTTTTCTGGTGTTGGTTCCTCTGGGATGTGCAATTCTGGCAAATCGAGGATAGGTGCATCGTTCGGAACTACTCCCCCTTCGAATGGTGGGAGTTCACGTTCTTCTGGGATTCCCGGAATGCCTCCTTGGAATTCAGGCTTATCGTGTACTGGTGCTTCATTTGGTACTGTGCCTCCGTTCCACTCTGGCTTGTCGTAAACTGGTGCTTCGTTTGGCACCGTTCCAATCGGCTCAGTATACTCCGGCAACTCACGGACTTCCGGAATGCCGGGGATACCACCCTCGAATTCTGGAATGTCAACTTTTGGAGCTTCACGAGGAATTTCAAACGTTGGTTCCGGCTTGTTCTCACCGCTGGCATCACCTTTACCACCGACAAGCTGAATTTTTTGATATGCAACAGAACCATCATTTTCAGCTTTAAGCTCAATTTTGTTAGTTGGATTAGTTGAGTCCTTAACAGCGTTTACGAGTTTAGTTTTGTAGTATAGATAAATCATGTGGTCTAAACGGTCCATTTTGATTTCAAAACCATGCTCAGATTTTGAGATAGACTTAACTAAGTCCATAGCTGAACCTTTGTCAACCCAAGGATCTAAACTTTCAATGTTCTTGATTTCAAAGTAATCATCAACTAACTTTTGATTATCGCTCATGGTATCAATGATAGAGACATGGTTCAAAATACGGTGAGCGTAATTGATACGAGCTGTCCAGTTGATAACAGTAGGGTCTTCTTTGTCTTGCTCTCCCCACTTTGTAATAAGTTCATCTTTACCAATAACTCCCTCTTCACCAACATTGGCAGTTACCAGTGTTCCATTAAAGTTGACTGTAATCGGTTTTCCTGGAACGACCTTATCTGTCCAGCTTGCATCAAGTTCAAGATTCATGCTCTTGTGTAGAGGGTGTGTCTTGAAATAATCATTGAATACAGTAGTCACTTTGTTAGCTGTTGCATCTGCCGTGGCCTTGCCGACAACTGCTTTTTCTGAGTTGTGCACGTCAAATTCATAAGAGGTTTGGAATTTCACTTCTTGAGGCAAGTCGAAAGTAACCTTGTCGCCCTCATTTACTTCAATATTGTCTGGGATTTTAACGTCCTCATACTTAACTTTAAATGGGGTGTATCGTCCATTCCCTTCTGGTTGCTCGACTGTGACGTTTGGATTTTCAACGTTGATTGTATCTCCCGTTTTAGTCACTGTAGTAGGTGCTGCTTCGACTGGTTGAGCTACTTCTGTGGTTGTTGCTGGAGTTTCCGCAATAGGTTGAGATTCTACTGGTGCTGGTGCCAACACTTTTGGTGTTTCCACTGGTGCCACTGTTTCAGACGGTGTCACCGTGATATTCCCAGCATTGTCAGCAGTGAACACGTTAGCTACTGCTGGTTGAGTATCTACTGTTGTTTCAGTCACTTCATCGGCTGATACTGCCCCAGCTCCAATCAATAGAGCTGTAGCAATGGCGAGCGTGCCGCAAAGCCCGAAGGCTTTTGATTTAACGTAGCTAGGTTTAGTGATTGTTTGAGTGTTAAAAGATTTCATGGTATAATCTCCTTGGTGTATTTTTCTTGCATGGGCCCTAACCCATGCTTTTTTTAGTGCTCTCAATCCGCACCCATAGCCCACCGTTTCATGTCTTTTCATATTTTTTTAGAAAGGTATTTGTGTGAAATGTGGGTAAAGTTTATATTTTTTTGGGGAAAAGTATAAGTTACACTCCACGGTGAGCCGTGGCTACGGATTGAAGATGTTGCTATTTGATATATTTCTGTTTGAGCCGTTCTTGTTTTTCTTCGGGTGTCTCAACAACCTCGAAAAAGTATTCTGGCTCTTTGGTTTTTTTCTTACCGAATAAGAATTTCAATAGATGTTTCAAATCAATGTTTCTCCCAATCCATGCGTTTTGTTGTAACGATCTCGACTAGGCTCCGATGCGTTTTTTTCGAAAGTCCATGCTGGAGTTTCTACTGTTTCTGCTTGCTCTTTTACAAATAGCCATTTAAGTAGTTTTTTCATTTTTAAATTCCTTTCTTTCCCTAACCTCACTAGCTCACTGCTACGGCTAGGGGTGTTCTTTCTTAAATGTCTAAGATGTCGTGTGTCCTACAAACGGCAACGAAATCAATTGCTGCATCTTGAAACAAATCTTTACATTTATCGTCTGATGTGTCTGGTTTGCTGCAAACATCTCTGTACATCAGACATTTTGTGTCGATATCATCAAGTTCGTCTTTTGCTTTTTTCGAGACATCAATCGTCTGATTGATGTAGAGGATTAACTCCGTAATGTTGTCGAGAGCAGGGATGCCACCTTCCATCTTGTGGAAATCTTTGTCGAATTGGATAGCACACGCTACCAACCTCTTGGTGTAATGATTGTTTTTCATGTTTTGCTCCTTAATGTTGTTTAAATCTGTTTCTGGTTTTCCATTCTATGAAGGACTTAAACCCTTCATAGTTGATGAAAACCAGTTTATGCGTCGGGTTGAATACGTAGTCCCGAAAGTCTTTGTTATCCCTCATTTCTCGAATGAGGTTTTTTGCCATCGATTTTCCAAGACCTTCCCACCGCTGCATGAGGTGGTCGTAATCTCCCCATTCGGCAGTTTCGTTAACTCCGACTGGTTTATAAGTAATTTCCATTGGTAGTCCTTTCTAATCTAAAGCGTTAAGCGTTCTTGATTAAGAAATTTGTTAACGAAATACTGTTGACCTTTGCCAGTAACCTTAGTTGTCGTGTTGGTAGTTGTATGGCCGTCAGCGTGATTAATATTTGTTACTTTCAACTCAAACAGCTTTAAGTCCATGCTCTTTTGCGTTGGTTGATTCCAAGAATTCCCACGGCGACTAATTAGATAACCGTTAGAGCGTAGCCATTGAAAGAGCTTGTTTTGACCAATGTCAATCCCGTTTTGTTTCAAGATTTTAGCCAGCTCACCAATTAGACAAGATGACTTGCTAGCACTTACTGCATCAGCAAATAACACCTTAGGACGGTCAGCTTCAATCTGTGCTTCTAGCTTATGGACTTTCTTGTCAGCCATTAGCAATGCCCTGGCCATGATTTTTTCTGGGCTATTGAAATCCTTTTCTACTTGGATGAAGTATTCTCTGACTTCGTGCCCTTTGCTTGTTTTCGACATCATAGCTAGATGTTCAGCCATTCGGATTGTAACAGCATAGTCTTGCAATTCTCGAACGGCACCGTTATTTACAAGCGTAGTTCCAACTACACTTGTAAAATCTTCGTTCTCTTTAAACATTTTGAAGTTTTGCTCAACCCACTGACTGAATCGAGTTTTTACTTCTAATGTTTTGTGAAGTTGTCTCGCACTAATGATAGGCTCATTGTTTTCGTTTAACGTTACATTAATTAATTCGTTCACTGATCGCTCCTTTCTTAATTCTTAACTTGAATTAAATTCAAGTTTTACTGTAAAAAAATATCAGATACCATACAAATCAGACGATTGAATGTGGTATTTATTACAAATAGTTACCATGTTCTTAGGAGAAATAGAAAGCACGTTCTTCTCCCAAGCGCTGACCGTTTGAGCTGTGGTACCAACGCTTTTAGCAAATTCTTCTTGCGTCATATTATGACGAGCTCGAAGCTCTTTGATTGTAATTTTTGGAACCGTTTCTGTCATTTTGTTCCTCCTCTCTAACTAACTTACAAACATATTATAACTTGAATTAAATTCAATGTCAACAGTTTTGTTGATTTTTTTTCAAGTTTTTTTAAGTTTTTTATAAATCAACTTGAAAATTAGGAAAGTCTACTATATAATATTAATATAAACAGCAAGGAGAAAGATATGGATTTGAATAAGCAAAGAGGAAGCAGAATTGAAAGTTTGAGAGCTAGCAAGGGTATTAGTCAGCTTGAATTAGCGAAAATGTTAGGGTATAAGTCTGACTCAACTATTTCAAAGTGGGAAAGCGGTGCCAGTATTCCAACGGGGACAAAGATTGTAAAATTAGCTCAAGCCTTGGGGACTTCGACAGATTACATTCTTTTTGGAGACGGCCCAGAAACCACCGAGGAACAACAACCAAGCTCCCACGATATCGATGAAATCATAGCAAACGCTATGATGTTTGATGGCAAACCGTTGACCGAGGATGATAAGCGGGCTATCCGCGGCATCATTGCGGGATATATGAGTAGCAAGGAAAAGTGAGGGGATATGACTGAAAGTGAATTGCTTGAGCAGTTCAACGTGTCTCTTTGTGAGTTTAGTTCTAACGAGTGGTCCAGAAATGGCTTTATCGACCCAATAAATAGGGTCGTTTATATCAACGGGGATTTATCCCCCGAAACTCGTTTAAAGGTAATTCTGCATGAGTTGGGCCACCTAGAGCACAATTCTAAAGACTATGAGCGTTTGCGGGAAAAGTATGAGGTTCAGGCAAATAGGACTATGATCCATGAATTGTTGAAAAATGAAAATCTTGATGATTTTAATTACTTACACTTTATGGAAAAATATAGTCTCACCACAATTTGTGATGAGACGTTTGTAAAAGACGAATATCTAAAACTAAAGGAGATTGAAAAATGTTGAGTAAATGGAAGAATTTGAAACGCTGGCAAAAGTGGGCTATTGTGCTTGTCTGCTTGGCTGTGCTTGGTAAGGTGTTTGAAATAACTGGACTTGCACCGAAAACGGAGACAGAACCAGTCAAGACAGTCCAAACAGCTTCGTCTTCTTCAAAGGCAAAACCTAAAGCTAGCAAGCCGTCTAGCAGTGCCAAGGCGTCAAGTTCAAAGAGTGAGGAAAAAACTTCAAAAGAATCAAGCTCAGAACCAAGCTCGTCGGAAGATAAGCTAAAAGATATTACCGAGGGTCAAATGGGCAGTTTTATCGACTACTTTAAGCAAGATTTGACTGATAAAGGTCTGGATATTAGCGCATATAGCTTTTACAATCGCAGCACCATTTTATATATGACTGTGCCTAACGAATATAAAACATATAGCAAGGCCGACTTACAGAATTTTGCTGACGGTATGCTTGCAAAAGAACATGAAGCCTTCAATGTCTGGGCTGCAATCAACAATGTAAACTATGAGCGTTATCCGATGTTTCATATTAAGACGGACGATGGTAATGCACTAGCTAGCCAAAAGCTCAACGGATCAATGGAAGTTAAAGTGAAATAAGACAACAAAAAAGCCCTATAATCTCCCTCGCCAAAGTTAGATTATAGAGCTTATGCACCACAGAAAAAACCGTGTAAACTGAGAGCAGTCTTACAAGTCTTTTTCTGTACCCATTTTACCAAAATTAAGGAGACATAGCAATGTGGGTAGAACAATTACCAAACGGAAAATATAAATATTTCGAAAGATACAAGGACACTTACACTGAGAAATGGAAACGGGTATCTGTAACTCTATCCAGTGGGTCAAATCGAGCAAAGAAAGAAGCTCAACGCTTATTGGATGATAAGATAGCCCAGAAAATAGAATCATCAAGCACTACTAACGTATCATTCCATAACGCCTTTAACGAATGGTGGGAATTTCATCAAAAACAGATTAAGTTAAGCTCAATCAAGAGCCTTGCAGCATCCGTTAAGCGAATATCTGACACTATCGAACAAGGAACAATCCTATCGAACATCAATGTCAGACTTATCCAATCCTTACTAGACACTGAAGACTGGACAGATTCACAGAAATATCGTGCCAAGACCGTACTAAATACATTCTTCGATTATGCTATGGATCAACAACTTATTAGCGATAACCCATCGAGGAAAGCACGATTACCAAAGAAGACCAATAAACTTGAGAAACAGCAAGCCGCCAAGAATAAATACTTAGAACCGGACGAATACAGTCGCTTATTGAAAGAACTCTATCGGAAAGATATAACACTGAGATATGCTCTAGCGTGTGAGTTTATGCTCTTGAATGGTTGCCGTATTGGTGAACTGGCTGGGCTGACTGTTTCAGATTACCACAAAGAGACACGTTCCCTGGATATACACACCTCTTTCAACAGATATATCCCAGAGAATGAAGGAACAAAAACAGTCGCTAGTTACCGAACAACCTACCTCACTAATCGAGAGATGGAAATCATTGACCAGATACTAGAGTTGAAAGAATTGAGCGAATCAACCAATCCAAACTGGTATCGTAGTGATAAAATCTTCACGACCAATACTGGAAAACCTATCCATAGTACAATCCTAAGTGCATCACTCCAACGAGCTAATGCCAGACTGGAAACACCTATCGACAAGCATCTATCCCCTCATATCTTCAGACATACCACAATAAGCATACTGGCTGAGAACAATGTGCCCCTAAAAACTATCATGGATAGGGTTGGTCATGCCGATTCGGAAGTCACTACTAGCATCTATACCCATGTCACAAGGAACATGAAAGACCAAGCGGTCAATATTTTGGATAATATCATTACGAATAATCTTGCCCCCTCCTTGCCCCTTGGGTAG